TTACACCTCCGAGGAGATTGCTTCCAACCGCTTTTTGCCGAGTTCAACATATTCTGGCATTATGTCGAATCCAACAAACTTCCTTTTCAACTGCAAAGCTGCAACACCGGTAGTTCCACTTCCCATCCAAGGATCAAGAATAACATCATCTTCAGCCGTTGTCGCTTTGATATACTTTTCGGGTAAGTAAAGCGGTTGCACAGCTTGATGATCTTGGACGCTTGCAGACACACCGCCACTGATTATATTTTTGGGTAATGCTCCCAAGGGATTAGGTTGAATCATTTTGTTCTTACGAACATATGTCAATCCATTTGATCTCGGCTTATATTCATACCCCATATATGTCTGAACACTATGGGATTCATATGGTCTCCGGATCGCATCAATGTCTATTGTCCACTTGGGAGAAACGGAAAACCACAGGTTCTGTTCATAGGCGTCTTGGCAAGCAACCCTTAAACCAGTTGGAGCAGGATTTTCCTTTACCCAAATCTCTATATCAACACAATGCAGTCCCCATTTCTCTTCGAGCAAAATGGCAAGTTTTTCAACGACCAATGACCTTTTTGAGGATACTTTTGCTGATGCCTTTTCGCGATTTGCTTTAACGTTGATCACAAGAAATCCGTCCGGTCTTAGTACTTTTCTCGCCGCCTCGATGAAAGGTGTCATTTTGTCGATGTATTCCGCTGCATGCCATGCACCATAATCACGCTCGGCATTTGGATATGGTGGTGAGCCATAGACCAGTTTCACCGATTGCTCTGGTAATTGGAGCATCCCCTGTGCGCCATCAATACAGCGGATCAAATAATCATTCTCTCGAAGTTCTGGTATCACTGGGGTTCCTCCTTTGCTTCAAGTTTCATTCTTTCAGCCGCCAGTTCACAAAAAACCTCATTCATATCAATGCCAACCCATCTTCTTCCGTTTACTGCAGCGACCACAGCAGTCGTTCCTGAGCCAGAAAATGGATCAAGCACAAGGTCTCCCGGGTTTGTTCCAGATAAAATGAAAAACTCAACTAATTTTTCGGGAAAACGAGCAGGGTGACTGATTCCTCTTTCCTTACAAAGCTTCATGAATGCATCATTACTGCTTGTATTCCCACATTCTATTACGCTGCCCGGATCAGAACCTCCGTTATTGTTCCAGATTTTTTCACAGTCAAAATTATGTGTGCTTGGCCGCGTGTTCTGCTGGCGATCTCCTTTACCTTCGCCCTTAAGATATCTAAGCATGTCTCTGCTATACGGTTTTCTGATAGGATCGAGGTTAAAAGTCCATTCATTACTTTTGCTAAACCAGAAGCAATATTCATGTGACTTTTTGGTCCTTCCATAACCGCCACGAGAATACACATTCGGTGGAGTTGCCGGATTGTACCATATGTAATCTCGGACGAGATGAAATCCTACTTTTTTGCACAAAGCGAGAACCAGGTCAAATACATACAGATGCTGAAAATCGTCCACAACTTTATCGCTTATGTTGAGGACAAAACTTCCATTTGGCTTAAGTACGCGATAAATCTGTCTTGCCTTTGGCAGAAACCATGTGACATAATCATCTGCAGAAACAGACGAACCTTCGGTACCATAGTCTCTTTTATCGGCATATGGTGGTGACGTTAGAACGAGATCGATACAATCGTCAGGGAACCTGCGTAATACTTTCTCACAGTCACCGGATAAAAACTTTCCTTGCAGGTTCTCAATCCTTGATCTTCTCATCGTTCACCTCTGCTTGCACAACTGGCGATTGTGCAGTATCGTTTGTCAGTTCCATAATATCTTGAAATTCACATTCCAATGCCGTACAGATCCGAACCAATACTTCCGTAGTTACATTTTCGTTTTTTCCAAGCTTGGCCATGGACGCTGAACTAATCCCCGTCATCGCACGAAGATCTTTCTTTTTCATATTTCGATCAATTAGCAATTTCCATAGTTTTTTGTAACTTACTGCCATATGATTCCTCCTCATAAAAAGTTCACAAACGCGAATTTACCTTCGCGAACGTAAATATTGTATCACGAATCAGTCCTAAGTTCAAGTTAATTATACCCGTTAGGTCTTGACAAATGGTGTTCCTGTATGTAGAATATAAGCTGTTAAGCAAACGGCTTACAACCACATTTGATAAAGGAGGATGCGACCATGGCAATCACCAACATCACATTTGGCGAGTATCTAACTGCAAAGCGTGAAGAAAAAGACATCACTTTGCGAGAATTGGCTCGAAAACTTGATGTTTCGGCTCCTTTTCTCAGTGATGTCGAGAAAAATCGCCGAGCACCATTAACCCCTGAACGTTTGGAAAGGCTTGCGGAAGTCTTATCACTTAACGCGGCAGAGAAAGCTGAAATGTACGACATCGTTGGTAGACAAAAAGGGGGTGTTGCTCCGGATCTTCCGGAGTATATCATGGAACGTGACTATGTCAGTGCAGCACTGCGCACAGCGAGAGATTTGGACGCGGGAGAAGATGAATGGGCAAAGTTTGTTGAGGATTTAAAAAGCAGGAGGTAAACGCTGAATTATGTATCACCCTGTTCTAAAACTGAACCCCAATGGTGCACCTGTGATTTCTGGTTCAGAACTCGACACCATCGGTGAAAGACTCGTTACGGATTTTCTCCAGATTCCTCCGTTGGAACCCAAGACAATTGATATTGATCGATTTGTTACGCGATATCTCCACATGGGTCTGGATTACAAATTTCTCTCGCATTGTGGTCTTTATCTCGGCACCACGATTTTTACGTCATCCGATAAAATACCTGTCTACATTCCCGAAAAAAACCGCGCAGAGTATATTCATGTTAATTCCCATACAATCATTATTGATGAAACTCTGTTGGATGAGAAGCAGGAGAAGAGATACCGCTTTACTCTTGGTCATGAGGCTTCCCATGGCGTTCTTCACGAGCAGTTTTTTCTAAGAAATGATGGGCATTGTTCTTTATACGAAGAAGAAGCCGCCGGGATTCGATGCCGATCCGACTATTACGATCTACGTGAGAAAAGTTCTGTGGTATGGACGGATATTCGTAGGGTCGAATGGCAGGCGAACCGGTTATCAGCTGCTATTCTAATGCCAAAGTCCATGGTGGCAGTTATGGTCGCTCGAAATCCGCTTAATAGGAACGTGATGAGCGGATACGGTCTTGCTTATGCTATGGGGGAAACTTTCAATGTCTCAACAGAAGCAGCATATTATCGTTTGGTTGACCTTGGTTACGTGGATAAAGAATATCCAGTAAGAAACCAGCAGGCTAGCATATTTGGTTTCACTTGCTGTTCATCGAATACGGGATAATTGACATATTTTTTTACCCGCAATGTTAGCTGTTAGCTTTACAAATAACAGGAGGAGTTTGATGGAAAAAGAATCTGAAGTTCGCCGCATAAAGCATCCGGACGCACACCAATTAGCTTGTACAGTAAATGAACAGGAGGGACAGATTGAAATTGTCCAAGGTAAAAACATCACTCTTCTCAAGATGCAACCCGGTCCAATAAAAGTAATATACAAGAGAAAAAAAGCGTAACAACCCCACCAGACCGCAATACGGCAGAGTGGACACCCCTTATGGGAGTCCTTCTGCTGTATTTTTTTATCTTTCCTATCCTGTTCGCATCGGGTAGCTCCCGATGAAATCTTCTCGTTCAGGATGGTGATCTGCACGCCGTGAGAAGACGGCAGGTGCAGCCCATAAAGGAGCAATCCTTCATTTGGAGGCTGGCCTTATTTAAGTGCGCCTCAAAATGATGCGAATGCTCCCACAGATGCAAGAAAGCGTCTGGGCGGCTGCATTTCGCTCCATTCGCTTTCTGTCAATCAACGACCGAAAACGAAAAGGAGCGATCACCATGGCCAATCAGAAGCACAGTCCCTTCATCCCCAAGCTGTCCCGCGAATTCAAGCCCATGCGGCACTATTACTGTGAGACCGAGACCACTGCCAAGCTAATCTCACGCTCGGTATTTCTACGCTTGCTGGCAGAGCAACCTTATCCCATGGGACAAGTATCCATCGATTTTGACGGCGGCTGCGCCTATCTCTTCCCTTATGACCCTGAACGCGCAGAGCAGTTTGCTGCTGCATATCGTGAATTCGAGACCGAGTACAAACGCTTTTATCGGGAGCAGGAAGGCATTCGCGCAGGCCGTCGTATGACGGTCGTTCACCTTGACCAGTTTGATGATTCGGCTGCTGAAGGCGACGATATGCAGAGCACATGGCTGGTATCGGAAGAAACTCCAGAAAGCATCTTCCTTACCAAAGAACACGATGCTTCCTTCAAAGCCCTTTCCGATTCCGACCGCGATATCCTGACCGGCTTCATTAATGCTGGGTACAACGCCCGTGAGCTTGCCCGGCGTCTGGGAAAAGACCCTTCCGGTGTGTTGAAGCTCGTCAAGCGTGCCGCTGTACGACTTGAAAAGAAAATCGAAGAAAATTCCTGACCCCATGTCCACATTCCGTTCCGGCCTGTCCGAACAGGAAGGTGTAAGGACGCTACAGCGCCGGAACGGAGGTGGAAAAGATGGCCAAGTACAGTCCCAATCAGAGTCAACACAAGGAAGGAGGAAGCACACATGTCCCGCATGAACGAACTGTCAATCGCAATCGACGAGCTTAGGAACGCGGCGGCGGCGCTGAACAGTGTGGCGGATTCCTTGACGCAGCTGTTCTCCAGTGAAGAGCCCGCCAAGGAAGAACCGGCACCCAAGCCCATCACCAAAGAGGAAGTCCGTGCCGAACTGGCCGCCAAGAGCGCAGCGGGCTACGGAGTGCAGGTACGCGCACTGCTCAAACGCTACGGTGCGGCACAGCTCTCCGCTGTAAACCCGGACGACTATGCGGATCTGCTTCTTGAGGCACAGGCAATCGGAACCGAGGTTGGCGCGGATGACTAACCACGCTGTACTTTCAGCATCAGCCAGCCATCGCTGGTTGAACTGCCCGCCTTCGGTCAGGCTGACCGAGCGCATCCCCGACAATGGCAGCATCTATGCCGCCGAGGGCAGCGAAGCCCACGAACTGTGTGAATTCAAGCTCCGGCAGCTGCTGGGCATGGAAGCACACAACCCTCTGGATACCCCCATCGGCCTTCAGTATTACGACGGCACCATGGAGGACGCAGCTACCGGCTATGCGGCCTTCGTGCTGGAACTGCTGGAGGAGATTCGGAAAACCTGCTCCGATCCCATCGTTATGGTGGAACAGAAGCTGGACTACTCCCGCTGGGTGAAGGACGGCTACGGTACAGGTGACGCGGTCATCGTCGCGGATGGTACGCTCCACGTGGTCGATTTCAAGTACGGAACCGGGGTGCCCGTTTCGGCAGAATGCAACAGTCAAATGCGCCTTTACGCCCTCGGTGCGCTCGATATGTTCGGCGAACTGTACGACATCGACACAGTAGTCACGACCATCTACCAGCCCCGGCTCGCCAGCATCAGTACGGACATGATTTCCAAGACTGACCTGCTGGATTGGGCAGAGAACACGCTTCGCCCGCTGGCCGATCAAGCCTACAAGGGCGAAGGCGACCTGAACGCAGGTAGCTGGTGCCGATTCTGTAAGCTGCGCAATACCTGCCGGAAACGGGCAGAAGCCAACCTTGCCATGGCACAGCACGATTTCAAACTGCCACCCACGCTGTCCGACGAAGAGATCGCCATGATCCTCGATAAGCTGGACGACCTGATCAGCTGGGCAGGCGACGTCAAGGAATACGCCCTGAACGCAGCCCTTCACGGCACACGCTTCCACGGTTGGAAGCTGGTCGAAGGCAGGTCGAACCGCAGGTATACCGACGAAACCGCCGTGGCACAGATCGTCAGCGACACCGGCCACGACCCCTACGAGCACAAGCTGCTCGGCATTACCGCCATGGAAAAGCTGCTCGGTAAGAAGCAGTTTGCCACATTACTCTCCGATCTGGTGGAGCGCCCGCAGGGTAAGCCTGTGCTCGTCCCCACCAGCGACAAAAGACCCGAAATGACAAACGCGAAGAACGACTTCGCCAACAATTGATTGGAGGTACATCTGTATGGCTAAGAATATCAATCCCACCAAGGTTATTACCGGCAAGGACACCCGTTGGAGCTACTGCAACGTCTGGGACGCCAAGAGCATCAATGGCGGCACCCCGAAATTCTCCGTTTCCCTGATTATCCCCAAATCCGACGAAGCGACCGTTCGCAAGATCAAGGCTGCCATCGATGCCGCTTATCATGACGGCGAGAGCAAGCTGCGCGGTAACGGCAAGACCGTGCCCCCGCTGGTGGCCATCAAGAACCCCCTGCGCGACGGCGACACGGAGCGCCCCGACGATCTGGCCTACAAGAACGCTTACTTCGTCAACGCGAACTCTGCCACCGCGCCGGGTGTGGTAGATGCGGACTGCAATCCCATCCTGACCCGCAGCGAGGTTTACTCCGGCGTGTACGGTCGCGCCAGCATCTCCTTCTACGCCTTCAACTCGAACGGCAATCGCGGCATCGCCTGCGGGCTCAACAACCTGCAGAAGATTCGTGACGGCGAACCTCTGGGCGGCAGGGCTTCTGCGGAGAGCGACTTTGCGGATGACGACGAGGATTTCCTGTCCTGACGGAGGTGGGCGCTATGACGGAATTTGAACACGGAATGCTGCTCGTGTGCTTCTCGGCGACGATTGGAAACTTTATCGGCACGTTCCTCGGTCTCCTGATCAACCTCATCAGTGATCTGATATCGAAGCATCGTGCCAAGAAGCGCAGACTCAAGGAAACCAGCGACAAGTGACCCATCGGGGCGGCGGTGTTTCATCGCCGCCCTTTTCGCAGGAGGTTCTATATGAAAACACTATCCCTCGACTTGGAAACGTACAGCAGCGTCGATTTAGGAAAATCCTCGGTTTATCGCTATGTGGAAAGCCCTGATTTTGACATTCTGCTGCTTGGCTTCAGCGCCGACGGCAGCCCGGTACAGGTAGTCGATTTGGCGCAGGGTGAGCAGATCCCACCCGAAATAATCGACGCACTGTCAGATGAGCGAGTACACAAGTGGGCATTCAACGCCAACTTTGAACGCGTCTGCCTGTCTGAGTGGCTGCGCCGAAACAGCTATCCGCTTCACAACGAACACTACTCTACCCCTGACGATCCCTGTATGGGCTATCTCGATCCAGTGGGCTGGCATTGCACCATGGTCTGGTCAGCCTATCTTGGTCTGCCGCTATCCCTGAAGGATGCTGGAGCCGCACTGGGGCTGGATAAGCAAAAGCTCACGGAAGGCAAAGACCTCATCAAGTATTTCTGTGTTCCGGGCAAGGACGGACAGCGGCATTTGCCCGCTGATGCGCCCGACAAATGGTCGACCTTCAAAGCCTACAACCTGCGCGACGTGGAAACTGAAATGGGCATTCAGGAGCGGCTGCGGAAGTATCCTGTGCCAGATGCGGTATGGGATCAATATCACCTCGACCAGCAGATCAACGACCGGGGCCTCGCCGTGGACATGGCTTTGGTGCGCAGCGCCATTTCCATCGACGAACGCTCTCGCGAGGAACTGACTGCCAAGTTGAAAGAGCTCACCATGCTGGATAACCCGAACTCCGTGCAGCAGATGAAGGACTGGCTTGCCGATAACGGACTGGAAACAGAAACGCTCGGTAAAAAGCAGGTCGCGGAGCTGCTCAAGACCGCCCCGGAACCACTGCGGTCTGTGCTTGTTCTCCGGCAGCAGCTGGCGAAGAGCTCCGTCAAAAAGTATCAGGCTATGGAAGCGACGGTCTGCGCCGATGGGCGTGTACGCGGATGCTTTCAATTCTACGGCGCTCGAACTGGACGCTGGGCTGGCCGGAATATTCAGCTTCAGAATCTGCCCCAGAATAAGATGCCTGATCTGGAACAGGCGCGTGCCATCGTCCGCGCCGGGGATTATGACGCGGTGCGTATGCTCTATGATTCCATCCCGGATGTGCTTTCCCAGCTGATCCGCACGGCTTTTGTGCCTCGTTCTGGACACACCTTTTTCGTCGCCGACTTCTCGGCCATCGAAGCCCGCGTAATCGCGTGGCTGGCTGGTGAGGATTGGCGGCAGCAGGTGTTCGCCGACGGGAAGGATATCTACTGTGCCAGTGCCAGTCAGATGTTTGGTGTGCCGGTCGAGAAGCACGGCATCAATGGTCACCTGCGGCAAAAAGGAAAAATCGCTGAATTGGCGCTCGGTTACGGCGGCTCGGTTGGTGCCCTGAAAGCTATGGGCGCACTTGAAATGGGTTTGCAGGAAGAGGAACTGAAACCGCTGGTGGCCGCTTGGCGCACAGCAAACCCCATGATCGTAAAGCTCTGGTGGGCTGTTGACGACGCGGTCGTGACGGCGATCCGCGTGAAGTCCTCCACTGAGACGCACGGCATTCGCTTCACTTGCCAGTCCGGCATGCTGTTTATCACGCTCCCCTCTGGGCGGCAGCTGTCATATGTGAAGCCGCGCATCGGCGAGAACCAATTTGGAAACCCCGCCGCGACCTATATGGGCTTGAGCGCTGCCCGACAATGGGATCGTCTGGAAAGCTATGGCCCGAAATTCGTGGAGAACATCGTGCAGGCGATCAGCCGCGACATTCTGTGCTACGCCATGCAGACGCTCCACTGCTGCTCCATTGTGGCACATGTCCACGACGAACTGATCATCGAGGCCGATCCCCGTATGTCGCTGGAAACCGTGTGCGAGCAGATGGGCAGAACGCCACCGTGGGCTCCGGGCTTGCATCTTCGCGCCGACGGCTATGCCACCGATTTCTATAAAAAAGATTGACCTCCCATGTCCACATTCGCCCTTCGCTTGTCCGAACAGGAAAGCGAAGGGCATTTTGCTCTATCACGCACAGGGAGGTTTCCACAATATGTTTTATGTCAAATCCCATCTCGATGAGAGCACAACCTTGCTGACCGAGATCACCGATGAGAACGTGTTCACCCGTTGCCCCGACTGTGGGCAGGAGGTTTCCGTCGATTTGAATGACGTCATCGACGATGAAGGGCAGCTGGATCTGTTCGGCATGGGCGTCTGCTGCGCGGAATGCAGCCGCAAGCGCTGGAACGCCGCCAGCAACAGCCCCAGGCACAAAGGAGGCATGTGAAAATGAAGCAGCTGATCCCTATGGATGAACACGGTATGTTTGCTGACTACAACGATACTGCACTGGTTGACAGCCGCTTTGTAGCGGATGCCTTTGAGAAAGGTCACAGAGAAGTTCTTCGCAGCATCGACCAGATTCTTTCTGAGGATTCCGGCTACAGTGCCGAATTTAATCGGTGCAATTTTGCACCGATTAGCTACACCGATGTGCGCGGCAGAAAGCAGCGCTGTTATGCCATGACGCGGGACGGCTTCACCGCGCTGGTCATGGGCTTTACCGGCAAAAAGGCAGCCCGGTTCAAGGAATTTTATATCAAGCGATTCAACGAAATGGAGCGATTCATCGGCGCACTGGTTTCGGCGCGTGAGCAGTTCCCGAAGCTGACGGCGCAGATTCGTCTGCTCCACCCGGACGCGAAGCCCTACCACTACTCCAACGAATGCGACATGCTCAACCGCATCGTGATCGGAATGTCGGCAAAGCAGTTTCGGGAAGCACACGGCTTGGAAAAGGGACAGAGCATTCGTCCCTACCTCCGCGACGATCAGATTGTCATGCTTGACCTTTTACAAACCATCGACATCGGTCTGCTGCTCGCCGTTCCGGATTATCAGCAGCGCAAGCGCCATCTGGAATGGTATGCCATGGCTGAACGGCCTGATTGCCGTCTGGACGGACGGTGAGAAGGAAAGCAATGAAATCGTTGCACACTGGACAGATTCCTTCAAAAGCTTGACAGACAGCACACGCACCGAGCTGCAGGCGCTCAAGGACACAGCCGACAAAAGCGGCTATACCAGCGTATCTCAGGGGCTGGCAGCGGACATTCAGGCGCTGGATCAGATGGATACGGAGATCGAGCGGCTGCTGAAAAAGCGGCAGAACGGCTTCCTGACCGAAAAGGAAAAAATCCGGCTGCAGGAGCTGATCGACACCCGTGAGGCCATTAAAATCAAGTATCACCTGACCCCGGAGGACGTGGACGGCTTTGATACCATCCGGCAGAAGCTGGAAGCCGAGGTCGCCCGCGCACAGGCGCGTGGAAAACAGGACGCAGATGTTTCTGTCTATGAAAACGCGGTAACAGCTGCTGCCGAAGGCATGGCGGCCATCAACGCTCAGATCGACGAGCGCTATGATAAGGAATACGGCCTCATCCAGCTGATTGAGGACGAGACCGAACGCCAGAAAGCGCTGGAGGATCTGAATTCCCGCTATAACGATGAGCGGAAAGCCGCCGCACAGGAATACGCCGAAACGCTTTCTTCCATCGTCATGCCTGTGTGGAACCAGCCGGAAATCCAACAGGCCAGTCAGCAGATGGACGAGCTGTTTATGAAGCTGCGTGAATACAGCATGGCCAATGAAAGCGAGAAGCCTGCGCTGCTGGCGGATCTGCAGGCGCTATCTTCCAGTATGGATGAGGGGGCTCTTGCAGAATATCTGTCCCTGATGACGCAGATTCAGTCCCTGCTGGACAGCGGCATGAGCGAAGCCGAAGTGCAGGCGCTGTTCCCGGACATCGACTTTTCCACGCAGCTGGATCAGTTCGCGGGGATCGTCAGCTATCTGGATCTCATCAAGACCGACCTGCCCGGCTTGTACAGCATGTTCGGCGAAGCGCTGCCGGAAGAAGTCCTTAGAATCGCTACTGACCTTGACATGACCGGCGCACAGGCACGATGGGACGAATTCGCCCGGAACCCCGGCGCGATCACCACCGAAGCCATTATTACCGGGCTGTCTACAGGCGACCAGCAGGTCAATGTGGATGCTTTCATTTCCAGTTACACCGAAGTGCCCGAAGGGGCCAGTACAGCCGCCCTCACGCCCAAGGGGCTGATCGCCTACGTCGAAAAGTACGCTGAAATCACGGGCGGTGCGGATGTATCAGGACTGACTCCTGAAATCGCAGAATGTCTGGTGGCGGGCTACAAAGAGCTTGCCTCCGGCGCGGACGTTTCCCTGCTGAAGCCGGACGAAATCGTCGCCTATGTTTCGAGCTATGCGGAACAACAGGGCGTAGACATTTCCACGCTGTCGCCTGAAGGGCTGACTGCCTTTGTCATGGCCTATGAGGAAGCGACGGGCGGCGCGCTTACTACAGCGCTGACTCCGGACGATGTAACCGCCATGGTGGCAAAATACCTGCAGGCGGAGAACGTCGATCTTTCCGCGCTTACGCCGGATCAGATCGAAGCCATCGTCAGCCGGTATGCCGAGGCAACAGGCTGCGATAAATCCCAGCTGCTTCCGTCTTTTACAGCCTATATCACGGAGTACAAAGAGGCGGAGGGCGTAAGCGTTCCCAAGCCGAAAACGCAGGTCATCATCACCGGTTATTACTATCTGGCATACCGACAGCTTCAAAATAATCCTGACCTGACGCTTGAACTGCCTGTGCGTCTGGGCGAGCTGCCTGACGGTGAACTGGACAAGCTGATGACAGACGGCAAGGTGAAATTCTGGAAGGACGGCGTGGAAGTGCCCATTGAGGCTGTGCCGGACGGAACCATCGATGCCAGCACGGTAGCCAGCCTCGATCAGGACGGTACGCTGCACATTCTGATTACGCCTGAAATCACAGGCACCAAGGAAGCTATAGACGCGCTTTCGCCGGTGGTAGATGAAACGGACAAGTTGGGCGTGACCATGGCAGGAATGTGGGCAGGAATTCGTCCTGCTACGACCATGGACAAGATCGACAGCGCACTGGGGCGCATTCAGTCCTATCAGGAAACGCTGGATTACAACTGGTGGGACAAATTCTGGGCTTCTGTATTTGGTGCAAGCACAAACCTTGGCGTCTTGGATCAGAGCATGAAGTCGGACTTCAATCCTGAAATCGTAGCCGAAATGTCAGCTTACGTTGCCGAGGTGGTCAGCGCCATTCATCAGGGCGTGCAGGTGCCGGAAGAGGATCTGAATAATCTGCAGACCATTCTTGATTTTCTGAACGGACTGGACACGACTGGCACCGGTGCGCACATTCGCGAGGGCATCGCGCAGGGCATGACGGAAGTGGGCTTCGACAGCGACGCGGAAACGGTCGCGACCAACCTCGAAACTGCACTCAACACTGCATTGGATATTCATTCGCCTTCCCAGAGAGTAAAACCTGTAGGCGAATATGTGTCGGCGGGCGTAGGTGAAGGCATGAGCGGTTACGATTTTACCTCGGATGTCGGTGCCTTGGCAGCCAGCGTTGAAGCCGCTATCACCAGCGCACTGCCGGGCGATGCGCTTTCTTCATTTGGCACCAGCGCCGCAGAGGGGCTTGCAAGTGCGCTTTCCTCCTACAGCATGAGTTCAGCGGGAGCCAGCGTGGCTTCGGGTATGCGCACAGCCGTCAGCACCAATCTAACGGCAACGACGCTACGTTCCGCTGGCGTAAACGCCATGGCTGGGCTGAGAGCCGGTATCCTTGCCGGACGCTCCGGGGTGATCTCCGCCATGCGCTCTGCCGCACGAGAAGCTGTGAATGCGGCCAAAAAGGAGCTCAAGATCAAGAGTCCTTCGCAGGTTTTCAGGGATGAGGTCGGCGTGATGACCATGCGCGGATTCGGCGCGGGTGTGCTGAAGGAGAGCAAGGAGCAGGCAAAGGTTATCCGCAACGCTTCCCGCTTTCTCACTGGCGAAGCGCGGGAAGGCTCCATCGTTACCAATAGCAGCGATAATCGCAAAACCTATAACAACAACGTATGGTTGACCGTTATCTCTATAATGGTAAAATGTATGTTCTTGATGATGACGGAGTGAAATGCGAGTGTGTCGTAACGGACGAAGGGAATGGAATACTTGAAATTAAGAATATCGCTACAGTTCCCCCATTTCAGCGAAAAGGCTATGCCAAAGCGCTGATTGAATTTCTTGTTGAAAAATACCGCAGACAATTTTCGATACTGCAAGTGGGAACCGGCGACAGCCCGTTGACGATATCCTTTTATGAAAAATGTGGCTTTGTACGCTCGCATACCGTGCCAAATTTCTTTACGGATCATTATGATCACCCGATATATGAGTGTGGTGTACACCTTGTAGATATGGTGTATTTGCAAAGACCTCTATAAAACAAATTCCAGTTTATCTTTTGAGCGTCCGCCGACTGGTTGGGCGCTTTCTCTATGGCCTGAAAGAGGTGATCCCCATGATCTGTGTATATCCTGCAAGCTGCACCGACTTTTCGGGCAATGGCCTCGGCGTGGTCACGCCTATGTCCTGCACCGTTACCGAAACCCTGAATGGCGAGTGGGAGCTTACGCTGGTGCACGACATCGACGAGCGCGGCAAATGGAAGCGGCTTTCGGAAGGCTGCATCCTCCGTGCGCCTGTGCCCGCCGCCATGACTCCCAGCGTCGATCTGGTCACGCAACAGTACCAGACCAGCACCTACGACGTGCAGATTTATAAGATCACCACGAAAAGCGGGCCGCTGCACCTGCGCTCCGGCACGGGCACGAATTACCGCATCTTGGGCAAGTACAAAAAGGGTCGCGAGGTTATCGTACTCAATAAAACCACATCCAGCTGGTATGAGGTGACTGCTCCGGACGGCAAGCACGGCTATATGGCCAGTCAGTACCTGATCTTTCAACGCACGGAAACGCAGACGGTGCAGACGAATGTGGGCTTTCGCAATCAGGTCATCGAAGCCCGGCAGCTGCGGGATCAGCCCTTCCGCGTCTACCGCGTGGTGCCGGAGTTGGATAAGGTCACGGTATATGCCCGGCACACTTTCTATGACCTGATCGACAACATGATAAAAAGCCTGAAGCCCTCGCCCTCTGCGGTGGGGGCTTCCGTCGTTCAGAGCTTGTCAGGAGCGTGCCTGTCATCTCATGATTTCTCGTTCTATTCCGACCTGACTTCAACCGCCGAGGACGTGGAATGGGAAAACGTCAATCCCGTGGAAGCCATGCTGGGTGAAAACGGGCTGGTGAGCAAATACGGCGCGGAGCTGGCCCGCGACTGGTACGATGTGTTTCTGGTCAGGCGCGTGGGCAACGATACGGATGTTTCCATCCGGGAAAAGAAGAACCTGACCGGCATCTCCTACGACGTGGATGAAACGGATGTGGTCACCCGCATCATGCCCACCGGCGAGGACGCAGACGGGAACATTCTGTATCTGCCGGAGCTCTACATCGACAGCCCAAACCTCAATGCCTATACCCACCCGAAATGGGTTCACCTGCCGGTATCGGAGGCCAAGGAGGTCACAGACGGCGATGAACCGAAAAGCAAGGCGCAGTGCTATGCCGAAATGCGCAAGGCTGCGCAGGCGGAGTTTGACGCGGGCTGCGACCTGCCCACGGTCACGCTGAAGGTGGATTTCATCAACTGTTCGGATGCCGAGGAATATAAGCAGTATGCAGCGCTTACCGACATCTTTCTCGGCGACAGCGTGCGCGTCGTAGCCCGACGCATCGGCGTGGAAATTTCCATGCGCATGACGCAGTACACCTACGATTGTCTGACCAGGAAGTACACTTCGGTTACGCTGGGCACGGCGGCGGATACGCTGGAAGGCAGTATGATCTCCTCTCGCCAACTCCCGTCCGGCGTGATTTCCGGCAGCAAGCTGGCCATCAATTCGGTGGGCGCGGGACAGCTGCAATCCGGGTCGGTGGGCAGTTTGCAGGTGAAGATGGCGGCGATCCAGACAGCGCATATTCAGGATGCGGCCATCACGAAGGCAAAAATCGCCGAAGCCACCATTGGCGAGCTGAACGCCACGGCTATCACGGCGATTTCTGCAAAGATACAGGAGCTGGCCGCAAAGAACATCACCACGGATGAACTCTATGCCGCGCTGGCCACCATTGCCGTGGCGCAGATTACCGCCGCCAATATTGAAAAGGCAAATATCAACTGGGCAGACATCGGCGAACTAGCAGCGCAGATCGCCACCATCGCGCAGGCACAGATCACGACCGCCAACATCAACAACGCCAATATCGACTGGGCCAGCATTGTCAATCTGAACGCAGAGATTGCGAAGATTGCCAAAGCCCAGATCACCGCCGCGAATATTGAAAGCGCGGCGATTGACTGGGCGGCTATCAAAGACCTGAACGCCGCCGTGGCGAAAATCGCGCTGGCGCAGCTGACCACAGCCAACATCAACAATGCGGAAATTGACTGGGCTTCCATCGGGCAGCTGCAGGCGGATATCGCAAAGCTGGTTAATGCCAGCATTCAGACCGCCGACATCGACTGGGCGCGGATCAAAGACCTGACAGCAGGCACAGCCATCATTGAAAAGGGCGTAAACGGCAAACTGTATGTGGCCGACCTTGCGGTGACGGAGGCGAATATGGCAAGCCTTACCGTGGGCGAGCTCATCGTCAAGGGCGCGGACGGCTGCTTCTATGCGCTGTCCATCGCTGAAGACGGCACGGTGACTACCGAGAAAAAGAGCGTCGGCGACGCGGACATCGGCGATAATTCTGTTTCGGGCGGCAAGATCATCGAGAAAACCATTACCGCCCGCGAACTCAACGTCGCATCCATTTTCGCGGACGAGGCGCTGGTGGGTGCGATCACCGCCGCAAACATCGACGTGTCCAGCCTGTTCGCCGCCGAAGCCTTCATCGCCCAGCTGAATGCCGTGGACATTTCGGGCAACGAATCCCTGCGGCTGGTGGTGGACGCGGCAAAGGACGAAGCACTGGATGCGACCGGCGAAGCCGTTGCCCAGATCGCCCTGACGGCAGAGCAGATTCGCAGCGAGGTGCGGCGGGATTACGCAACTGCCGATCAGGTCAGCCAGATGAATGAAACGCTCTCTACGTTGGCCGAGCAGTCCGAGAACAACTTCACATGGACGGTGACCAAGGTCAATGAGATCATCGAGGATGCTGCGGCGAATGACAATCTGACGCGGTAGCAGCTGAACCTGATCCATACCTATATGCGCTTCGGCGAGGACGGGCTGACCATCGGCAAGGCCGGGAATCCGCTGACCTTCCGCGTGGTCAACGACCGGCTGGCGTTCTTCATGAACGATACGGAGGTGGCCTATCTCAGCGACAACAAATTGTATGTGACGCAGGCGGAGATTCTTGCGCGGCTGCAGATCGGCAAATTTGCCTACGAGCCGCAGTCCAACGGCAACCTGTCCGTGATTTACACGGGGTAAGGAGGAACAATGGCAACCACAGTTTCCTACAGCGCGTCCATGCGCACGCGCAAGACGAATTCGGCCAGCAATACGAAAAGCTCCGCCGCCAGTCAGGAGTACTACGAGAATACCTACAATTACGTCGGCATCGTGCATTTCGCGGGCATGGCGCTGAGCGGCAAGGTCATCACTGGGATTTCCCTGCGCATTGTGGCGGCGCAGGCGGGCTACGGCACCGGGCACACCAAAACCGTGTATGTGCGAAAGGCCAATTACCAGTCCGCGTCCCAGTCGGGTATCACAGGTTTGGGCTACTGCGGCGACGCGTTGGGGACGTTTACCGGGGCTTTCTACGGCAACACCAGCACCTATACGCTCAGCGGCGATCTGCTGAACAATCTGGCGGCGTACATCGCGGAAGGCAACAACACCATCTGCCTGTACAATCCCAGCCCGGTCAAAAGCTCGCAGGGTTACTCCACAAACTACCTGCAGTGGTCGGAATGCACCATCACGGTGACGTATGAGGAAGCCGCATCCAAGCCCAGTCTTTCCAAGACTTCTTTCGATATGGGCACGGCGGTTACGATCTATACGAACCGGCAGAGCAGCATCGCCACGCACACCATTCGCCACAGTTTCTTTTCGGCGAACGGAACGATTGCCACGGGTGTGACCACCTCCTGCACGTGGACGCCGCCTGTTTCACTGGCTGCGCAGATTCCGAATGCGACCTCCGGCTGGGGAACGATTCTGTGCGACACCTATGTCAACGGCAATCTCGTTTCGACCAATACCTGTGCTTTTCAACTGACGGTGCCTGCGTCGGTGGTTCCATCTATTTCGTCCGTTTCAATCGCTGAAGCCACTTCCGGCGTTGCCGACCGCTTCGGCGGCTATGTGCGGACGCGAAGCAAGCTGTCGGTCAGCATCACGGCAACTGGCGCGCAGGGCAGCAGCATTTCAGCCTATCGCACCAGCATCGACAGCGTGACCTATTCAGGCTCGTCTTTCACCACCAATGCGCTTAATACGGCGGGCAATCTCACAATGACCGTGACAGTCACCGACTCTCGCGGACGCACGGCCAGCACGACCCGAACCGTGACCGTGCTGGACTACTCTCCGCCGTCGCTGTCTATGTTTACTGCCGAGCGCTGCAACGCGGATGGCACGGCTGCCCAGACGGACGGTACGAAGGTGCGCATTTCCGCAAAAGCATCCGGTTCTTCGGTTGGCGGCAAGAATACGCTGGCCTGCACGGTGTACTACAAGCTGTCCAGCGCGGAATCGTGGGTTTCCGCCGTAACGCTCGCGCCCAGCAACTACGTCATTGCCGCAACGAACCGACTGCTGTCTCCGACCTTCAATGCGCTGAGCAGCTACGACATCAAGATTCGCGTGCAGGATGTGTTCTACTACATCGAGCAAACGGTGTCCATCGGTACAAAGCAGGTCATGCTGGATTTCTATAAGGACGGCTCTGGCATCGCCTTCGGCAAGGTCGCGGAGAACGCGGGCAAGGTGGAATTCGGCTGGCCGCTGCTGCTCTCCGAACCGCTGGGTGTAGATCAGGGCGGCACGGGTGCGGAAACCGCGTCTGCCGCCTGCACGAAGCTGGGCGCGGTCAAGAAAACCGGCGACACGATGACGGGCAACCTCACTATTTCGGGCTATCTGTACCCGTCGCTGTACCTTCTGCCCACCTACAACAGTACCACCAATCGGACGGTTTTCGAAGGATCGTATGTAGGCGCTTCTTCCTTTTCTTCGTGGGAGGACGGCACAGGAAACAACCGGCGGATGCTGGAAGTGCGCAACGCGGCGTATCAGGCGAGTCTGGACTTCGCCGTGCTGCTGCGGACGTGCACGGGCGGCACATGGGCTTCCTACCGCCTGTTCCATGCGGGCATGGCTACGCCGATTCCGCTGGCCAACGGTGGCACGGGCGCGAGCAGCGCAAAGGCGGCGCTGTCCAACCTTGGTATTTTCTATTCCGCGTCGCTTCCCAGCAGCGGTACGGACGGGCAGATATGCCTTGTGCCCGTGTAATGAGGTGAAAGCGTGAGCACATTTTCAGCGACGGCCAACAGCGGCTCAACGATTGGCTATGCGCAGTACGGCTCCTCCTCTTGGAGCACGGGCAGCAGCAGCGGCGCGTGTCAGGGCGCGTATCAGGGCACGACTGCCGCTAAATCCCGCGTGGGCGTAATGGTTTTCAGCGGTGCGGGCGCGGCGCTCAAAGGCAAGCTCATTCAGAGCATTACCCTGACGATCACCTCGTCCGGCGCGGGCTCTGGTTCGTCCAGTAAGAAGCTGACCTTCTGTCAGGCCAATTACCAGAGCCTGAACACCGGCGTTCGCGGTTCCGCGCAGGTGGGCGCGACGATGGGAATCCTGACCGGCAAGTTTTACTCGAACACCGTCACGCACACGCTGAATGCTTCCAGCAACGCCGCGCTGTTTGCCGCGATGAAGGCATATTTCGAGGCGGGCAACTCGGTTCTGGTGCTGTACAACGGCGAAACCTCGTCCAGCAGCGGCTATTCCAGCAACTACGCCCGAGTTACCAGCTGCACAATTTCAGTAACCTATATCGACGCGGTGGTCTGGTACCGGGATGGCAGCACGTGGCGGCAATGCACGGTTTGGTATCGGCTGAACGGCGCGTGGGTTCAGGTGGTTCCTTACTACAATTCAGGCGGCGCATGGGTGCGCGTCTGACGGAGGTGATTTTATTATGAAAGAACTCTTTGAACAGGTCATTGCGCTCAAGAACTATGACCTGAAAGCGCTTCTGGCAAACATCGATCAGTACCACATTGAGGGTAGACTGACCGATGAGGAGCGACAGGAACTGACACAAAAAGCACGGGATGGTGCGGCACAGGAATATGACTACAAGGGCGAGATAGACGCACTCTGGGCGGCGGTACGAGCACTGCAACAGAGCGTTTCTTTGCCCGCAGAGCAGGACGAATGGCCCGAATTCGTCCAGCCAACCGGCGCGGGCACGGCGTATCAGGTGGGCGACAAGGTGACATTCAATGGCATTCATTATATCTGCCGCCTGCCGCATTGTGTATGGAGCCCAGCAGATTATCCCATAGGCTGGCAGAAGCAGAATTGAGTACTGACTATAACAACATAGCATGAGCGATCGCTTTCATCAGCGGTCGTTTTTATATGCAAGCAAAACAAGGAGGATTTAAACATGAGAAACTTTTCCATTGACATCGTTTGGGCAAAGATTCAAATGGCCGTCGCTGCGATTGGCGGCTGGCTGGGCTACTTTCTGGGAGGCATGGACGGACTGATGATTGCGCTGATCGTTTTCATGGCACTCGACTACATCACGGGCCTGATGTGCGCAATGATCGACAAAAAGCTGTCCAGCGCCGTGGGCTTCAAGGGCATCTGCAAGAAGGTGCTGATCCTGATGCTGGTAGGCGTGGCCAACGTGGTGGACATTCACATTGTGGGCACCGGTTCCGCGCTGCGCAGCGCCGTGATTTGCTTCTATCTCTCCAACGAGGGCCTGTCCCTGCTGGAGAACGCGGCCCATATCGGCCTGCCTATTCCCGACAAGATGAAGGACGTGCTGGCGCAGCTTCATGGGCGCGAGGAAAAGAACAATACCGACGCGGGCGATGGCGAGTGACCGTCGCCTTTTGAATTGGAGGGACAATATATGTCTGAACGAATCAATATGCCTTTCACCGGCGAGCATTTCGCCGCGTGGTGTGAAAAGATGGTGGGCCAGCCTTATTGGTATGGCAGCTGTGTTTACAAGTGCACCCAGAACCTGCTCGACCGCAAGGCCAAGCAGTACCCGGCGCATTACGGTTCCAGCCGTACCGCCCGGTACCGCGACGACATTGCAAAGAAGAAGGTCTGCGCCGACTGCGTGGGACTGATCAAAGGATACAACTGGACGAACGGTGGGCAGGGCGTGATCGAATCCATCGGCACGGACAAGACCTTTTCCAGCAAGTATGGTGGACACGGCTGCCCAGACAAAAGTGCAAACGGCATGTTCAGCTACGCGAAGAGCAAAGGCTGCGCCTGGGGAACCATGGACACGCTGCCCGAGGTGCCCGGCATTGCACTGCGCTTTGACGGGCATGTGGGCGTGTATGTTGGAAATGGCTATGCGGTGGAGGAGCGCGGCTTTAACTACGGATGCGTGAAAACGAAGGTTTCCTCCCGGAAGTGGACGCACTGGTATCAGCTGCCCTTCGTGGATTACGGCGACGCGGTGTTCACGGGCGGCGGGGCGACAAAGTCCGATACCCCGGCGAGCGAGTACAGGCTGGGCACGCGAACCTTGAAGAATGGCAGCAAGGGCACGGACGTAAAGGCGCTGCAGGAGTTTTTGCTCCAGTTGGGGTACAACCTGCCCCGGTATGGGGCGGACGGTGACTTCGGCGGCGAGACGGAGACTGCCCTTAAGCGGTTTCAGGCAAGAACCGGGCTTACGCAGGACGGCGTGTACGGCGGCGATACCCATAAGGCGCTGATGGACGCGGTTGCGGATCACGACGCGGGAAAGGAACCTGCCGAACCCGACGAGCCTTCTGGACCGTCCTCTGCCAAGCGTGTACGCATCGTCTGCGATGGCGGCACGGTCAACATCCGTGTGGGCAACGGAACGCAGTACAAGCGCATTACCGCCGCAAAGGACGGCACCTCATTTGAGTGGGTCGCCACTGCCGAAAACGGCTGGCACGCCGTCGTGGTGAACGGGCGCGTGGGCTGGGTTTCCGGGAAATACAGCAAAACTGAATAATCCCTGAATTATAGCGGTTGGCTTCGGCTGACCGCCTTTTTTCAGTTTTGGAGTGTCCAAATGTTCCACCTTTTCTCCCAAGAGCAGTGAAGGGCATTTTGCGAGGTGTTTTTTGAACAGGGATGTCCACATTCTCACCTCCCGTGTCCGAACAGGAAAGTGTAGATCACGACACGGGAGGTACTCCATGAAGAAGGATAAAGAGGAATGTCGGAAGCAAGCTCAACAGCTCCGACAGGCAGGATATAGCTTCGGGCAAATCGCCAAGGAACTCAATATTCCAAGGTCAACGGTGAAGTCATGGTGTTATCGCGATACAGCAGATGCGCCGGAGTATGAGCACACACCGCCTGCTAAACGTTGCCCGCAGTGCGGCAAGGAACTGCCGCCCTCCAGATACAGACCCAGGCGCTTCTGTTCGGATGCCTGTCGGGCAGCCTATTGGGCATCTCACGGAGAGCAAATCCATCGTCAGTCCACCGTCAGTGCTGTTTGCCCCGTCTGCCACAAAACTTTTCAGGATTACGCCAAGCATCGCCGAAAGTATTGCTGCCATGCCTGCTATATCGCGGAACGGTATTACGGAGGGCAGCGCAATGACGACTGAACAGCTTAAGCGGGAGATGCTCTTTCAGGCCAGCATGGCCTGCGTGGGACGGATGCGCAGATCGGGCTTGCTCACGGATGCCGAATATGAAAAATGTCGCGAAATGATGCTTGAGAAGTACAATCCGCCGCTCGGTAAAATTGTCTCAAACTGAGCAGGATTCTATTGACTTTCGGGGCGTTCAGAGTGATTAATCGTGTCTGAAAGGAGGGAGTCCAATGACCAAAACAATCAGAAGGATAGAAGCACAAATCCCCATCACGACAAAGAAAAAGCGCGTTGCCGCCTACGCCCGCGTTTCGCTGGATACCGAACGGCTGGAGAATTCCCTTTCAGCACAAATCAGTTATTACAGCGCGTTTATCCAGAGAAATCCCAGTTGGGAATATGCGGGAGTTTTCGCAGACAACGGCATCAGCGGCACGAGCACAGACCGAACGGAATTCCAGCGCCTGATGGCTGAATGTGAAGCGGGACATATCGACATCATCCTCACCAAGAGCATCTCCCGCTTTGCCCGAAACACGCTGGATACGCTTACTGCCGTTCGCCGACTGCGAGAGCTCGGCATTGAGGTACAATTCGAAAAGGAGCACATCCACACGCTCAGTGACAAGGGCGAGCTGCTGCTAACGCTGCTCGCTTCTTTTGCACAGGAGGAAAGCCGCTCCATCAGCGAAAATGTCAAATGGGGCGTTCGCAAGAGGATGAAGAAGGGAATTCCAAACGGACGCTTTCGAATTCTGGGTTATCGCTGGCAGGGTGACAAATTGGTCATCGTTCCCGAAGAAGCCGCTGTTGTACGGCGCATCTATCAGGATTTTCTCGACGGCAAATCCCGGTTGGAAACAGAACGGGCGCTCAATGCCGAGGGTATACGGACGATTAACGGGTGCCGCTTTCAGGATTCATCCCTCAAAGTAATCCTGACAAATGTCACCTACACGGGCAACCTGCTTCTACAGAAGGAGTACATCACCGATCCTATCAATGGAAAGCGCAGGAAGAACCACGGCGAACTTCCACAGTATTATGTGGAGAACACACACGAGGCCATCATCGATCAAGCTACCTTCGATTATGTACAACAGGAAATGACAAGACGGAAAGCCCTCGGTGCTCAGGCCAACAAAAGCCTGAACCTTACCTGCTTCAGTGGAAAAATTAAGTGCCCATACTGCCATGTCAGCTATATGCATAACCCTCATCGCAGGAAAAGCAATATCGACTACTGGATTTGTGGCAGCAGGAAAAAGAAGAAGGTTGGTGATGGCTGCCCCGTCAAGGGAGCCATGAGCGAAGTGGCACTAAAGAAATGCTGTGCCGAAGTCCTCGGCATAGAGGAATTTGACGAAATTGTATTCGCCGAAAAGATTGAGCATCTCGAAGTCCCCGAAAAAGGCCATCTGACATTCTTCATGCGTGACGGAAGTGTGTTCACGCGGGAGTGCAGGAATACAGGGCATCAGGACTGCTGGACGAAAGAGCATCGTGCTGTTGCTTCGGAATATCGACTCAAGCATTCTTCAGAGCGTTCTGGGAGTACGTGCTTCACCGGAAAGATCAAATGCGGTTTTTGCAGTATGAATTACCAAAGAGCAACACAATCCAACGCGGGCAAGAAAACACGGTATTGGCGCTGCCCCAGCAAGGGCGAACCTGATAAAAAGGGCTTACGCGAAGATCATCTGCGTGAACTCTGCGCGGAGGTGCTCCACATAGATACCTTTGACGAAGCAGCCTTCACTCAAGCCATTGACCACATTACTGTTTCGCCAGACGCAGTTTTGGAATTTCAATTCAATGATGGCCATGCAGAAATACATAATTGGTCATACGAGCGCCATGGGCACAAATGGACAGCCGCTCAGAGAGCACGTTTTTCAGAAACCATGAAGCGTCATTACACACCGGAGCGCAGGCAGACCATGAGTGAGAAAATGAAGCAGATCAGGAAGGAGCGCGGAGCACAGTGGCGAAAAGAGTAACGACGATCATGCCGACATTGGTGCGGTTTACGGAAGCGCCCATTGCCGAGCATCGCAAGCGGAAGGTTGCCGCTTATGCGCGTGTCTCTACGGACAGCGACGAGCAGTTTACCAGCTATGAAGCGCAGATTGACTATTATACCCAGTACATCAAGGCGCGGGACGACTGGGAATTCGTTCAGGTTTATACGGATGAAGGCATAACCGGCACCAGCACCAAGCACCGCGAAGGCTTCAAGCAGATGGTGGCGGATGCCCTTGAGGGAAAGATTGATCTCATAGTAACCAAGAGTGTGAGCCGTTTCGCCCGCAACACGGTGGACAGCCTGACCACCATTCGGCAGCTAAAGGATAAAGGCGTGGAATGCTTTTTCGAGAAGGAAGATATGCGAACCGCCAAAAATCCCAATAAATCAAGGGGTTTCGGGCGGTTTTTCTGTTGATTTGTAGCTTATTTGTCGCTTAAATCTGCTAACAGACACTTGAAGATACTGCGGGATAAGCGACAAACAAAAATCGTGTACATCCTGCAAATAAATCAATTAAGTATTGACATCTCAATACTTTAGTATTATAATCTAAAGTTGAAAGGCGGTGATACTATGGCATTTTCGTATAAGCCCCTTTGGAAACTACTGATTGACAGAGAAATGACCAAAAAACAGCTTATGCAGGCTACGGGAATTTCCAAATCAACGATGGATAAAATGGGGCGCGGTGAACAAGTTTCTATGGATATTATAGATCGAATTTGCAATTACTTTGGATGTAACGTTGAAGATGTTGTTTCTCATATTGCTGAAACGGGGTGCAATGACTAATGCCGGAGAATAGAACGTTATGGAATGGTTCAATTCATCTCTTTAATGGAGATGCTCTTGAACTTTATGATAGCTGGGAAACCCCAACAGTCATCGTTTCAGATGGGCCTTATGGTGTCAATGGCTTTCCGGGTGATTTAGTTGCCCCTGACGGTCTTGATAAATGGTATGAGCCGCATATAAAAAGGTGGAGTGAGCTTTCTACACCTTTGACAACTTTGTGGTTTTGGAATACTGAAGTGGGTTGGGCTACTGTTCACCCCATTTTGGAAAAATACGGATGGACATATGTTTCATGCTGTATCTGGGATAAGGGGATGAGCCATGTTGCAGGAAATACAAATACAAAAACAATTCGTCACTTGCCTGTTGTAACAGAAGTATGCGTGCAATACGTGAAAAAGCCTATGTTCAACGTTGGTAATATTCAAATGTCAATGAAAGAATGGTTACGCTATGAATGGGGGCGTACAGGTATACCGTTTTCAAAGACAAATGAAGCGTGCGGAGTAAAAGATGCTGCGACACGGAAATACTTTACAAAATGTCATTTGTGGTATATGCCGCCCGCTGATGCTTTTGAAAAAATCGCAACATACGCAAATGAACACGGTTCAGCAGATGGAAAGCCATACTTTTCTATCAATGGGAAAACGCCCATATCAAAAGAAGAATGGGCGCTTATGCGTTCTAAATTTTACTGCCCCATTGGCATTACGAATGTTTGGCAAGTTCCGCAACTGCGCAACGGAGAACGCGTCAAAAGCAACCAAAAAGCCGTTCACTTGAATCAGAAACCTTTAGTTCTAATCAAACGGATTATCGAAATGACATCCGATAAACACGACGTCATTTGGGATCCGTTTGCAGGGCTATTTACAACGGCGGTCGCTTCTTTTGAACTTGACAGGGCTTGCTATTGTGCAGAAATAAGCCGTGATGTTTATGATTATGGCATTGCACGCATGGAAGAACGGTTACAAAATGGTTTGCAATGCTCTTTCTAACAATGCGTCATTGTTGGATGCAAGAATTGTGCTCCATTGTCTAATCGTTTTTCCGTGAAATACAGTACCCAAAACACGGGTTTTGAATTCCTCTATATCTTCATGCTCAATACGATCTATCTTTGCATAATTCGTATCAAGCCTGTAGACGAATTGGCCATACAGTGTGCGCAATAAACGTTGGTATTCTGGGGCGGGGCTATATTTTCTTCCGTTCTCGCCCCATGTATCAACAACAGCTATTGCTTCATCCAAACTACATTTGTCTTGTTGTAGTTTATAGCCGTTTGTGTTCGTTTGCTGCAAATTGGCTGTACGTTCTGAAGTATCTTCCGGTTCAAATACAAGATAATCTGGGGGTCTGTGATAATGCAAGTCGCGTGCTTCTGCCACGCTTCTACCACTAACCACAAGAACATCAATAATTTGTGGCTTGCCCCAAATAACATGCTCCGGCAGCCATGCAATCAAAGCCACGTCAATATTGTTGTCTTTGAAAATGGTAACACTATCCTTAAAGCGGGCTGTGATCTCTGTGGCAAAAGGAAACCACGCTTTAATCTCTATACCGGGATTAGGCAAAACGGTTTCGCTTTGGAAAAGGGCGTCAGGGAACCCCGGGTCTTGTCTAACCCATTTTCCAGTAGCGCCCCAGTCATGTTCATTGAGCAAATCAACCGTCGAAAACTCAATCATATTGCCCAAAAGTGGTGATAGCTTTGAAATTACTTTTGCAAGGTTTTTCGCATATGCAAGAGAAGGTGGACGCTTAATATCAAGAACGTCAATCAAATGACTATCAAGAGCCATTAACTCTTGCTTTGCAGTCGCAAGTATTTCTGAAAAATCCATAATACCGCCCTTCCTGTGTACAAAAATCCAATATGTATTGTAACACAAGAGCGGCTGTTTTTCAACCTCTTATTGCCGCTTGCAATACAGCGTTATATCCTGTTTATACCCTTCAAAGGTATCAATCCGGGTAACGCTGTACTTCACGCCGCCATACTCCACAAAGCAGGCCGTTGTCAGGCCAGCGCGGTAATTGATGGTAAACAGCACTTCCTCGTCATACCTGTACGCCGCCGCCGCGAATATTTCCTTGCCGGATAGCTGCCGGAAATACGCCCACACGTTCAAGGCTACGGGTTCAGTTACCTTTGTCGTGTAGCCGTTCCCGTTCGGGACGTATCTTTCCCGATAGATGTTTACTTTCTTGTCTTTCAGCTTCATAGCGGTTCCCCCTTATATCGCCGTCGTGTATTCCGTGTAATGCTCATACAGTCCCACATAGCAGTCAAGCAATGCCGCCGTGCCGTCTATGCGCTGTTTGGGCGATTGGTTCTTGATCGGAACAATGTTGCCGTTCCTGTCCGTCTGTATGCCCGTATTGGTCAGACACCATTTCAGGACGGGATTGTTATTGTATATGACTTTGTGCGCCTGCAAGTCCGCCCCTAACATCTGCATGGGCAGGGACAGCGTTTTTGCGCCCTGTATGCAGCGAACCATGTTAAAGCCCTGCATTTGCATTTCTTCCACAAAGTAACGGGCGGAATAGCTGTCATAGTACACCCACGCGGGGAAAAGGTCGTATTGCTTCACGGTTTCCACAAACCACGCCGTAACGTCTGAATAGTTGATACTGTTCCCCGCGCATAGCCGCAACAGGCCACGGTCAAACCATTTGTCATAGGGTATTTTATCCTGCCGCACGCGCTCCGCCAGCCTGTCAGCGGGTAGCCAGTACATTTGAACGATATACTTTCTATCGTCCCCGCGCTTCATCAACAGCAGGCTTGCGGCGGTCAGGTCGGTTGTAATGGACAGGTCAACGCCGCCGATACAATACGCGCCCCGGAACGCTTCAAGGTCAAAGGCCGTTTCGTTGTTTATATCGTCAAAGGACAGCCACGCCGTTTTCACGGTTTCACGGACATTGAATTCCTTGCACAGCACGCCGGACAGTTCATTCCTGTTCTGCTTTGCCCGCTCCACTTTCGCGGACAGGTCGTCCAGCTTCTTTATAGCCCCTAACGCCGGATTGGCTTTTATCCATGCCGCCGGGTCTGTCCATTCGCTGCGCTCGTCCAGTTCGTACAGGATGGGCAGGAAATGCAGGTCAGTTATAGCCCCGTCCGCCACGCCTGCCGCATAGGAATACATATCGTCAAAGATACATTCGCGGACGGTTCCGGCGGTCGTTATCATTATCATAAGGGGCTGCCGCCGCGCGCTCTGGGATTGGCGCATCACTTCATAAAGGTTCCTGTCCTTCACGCCGTGCAGTTCGTCCATAATGACGAATGACGCATTTAACCCGTCCAGCGTGTCAGAATTGCGGGCAAGGGGCTGAAACTTTGCCATAGCGGGGGCATAGTATAAATCATTCTTGCGCTTGCGGAAATGCTTTGACAGCGCCGGGGACTGTTTAATCATGTTGTGGGCTTCATCGAACAGCAAACGCGCCTGCGCGTATTTTGTCGCCGTACTGTATACCTCTGCGCCGCCCTCGCCGTCACTTGTCAGCATATACAGCGCCAGCCCCGCCAGCAGGGTTGACTTGCCGTTCTTGCGCCCCACAAGGAAAAAGCTTTCCCTGTATTGCCGCCGTCCGTCACGGTCTGTAAAGCCGTACAGGGCTTGTATATAGGCTTTCTGAAACAGTTCAAGGGAAATGCTCTGTCCTGCCCACTCGCCTTTAGAATGCTTGCAGAAACGTTCTATAAAGGCTATGGGACGGCTTGCCCGCTGTTCATCAAAGACGTATTCGCCGGACGTGTCAGCGGTCGCTGCCGCAAGGCGGGCGTATACCTGTTTCACCCGCCTTGAAGCAGCGATTTCCCCGGACTGTATAAGGCTGTTATACGCCGTGATATAGTTCATGCTGTGTCACGCTCCGTTAAACGCCGCCAGTTCGTCCACGTCCGCGCCCGTCAGCTTTTCCAATTCCGCGCACAGCTTCAAATACTGTTTCTGTACGGGCAAGAATACCCTAAACAGGCGGGTGTATTCGTCCGTGTCGCCGCTTTCGCGGGCGTTGCTGATTTCTTCCTGCAAATAGCCCACTTCATGCAGCAGGAAATTGATTTCCGTCTGCAATTCCTGTTCATAGGATTCATTCATAGCGGTTCCCCTCGCTTTCTTCTTCCTTCATCAGCTTCAAAAGGGCAAGCTGGGCGTTGATATAGGTCTGCGCAATCGCCGCGTCCTGCTTGTCATAGTAGGTGTAGGGCTTGCGTTCCCGCATAGCTTCATCCCTGAAATTGTCCACGATGGTTTCAAGGCATTCAATCGCCTTGCTGCGTTCGGTTCTGTAGACAATGCTGGGTTTCGTCATGGGTGTTACCTTCCTTTCTGTATCAGGTCGCCGTATTGGTTGAAGGTCAAGCCCTGCGCCGTCGCGCCGCCGCTGCCGAAATGCTCCGCGTTGTGACAGTCGCGGCACAGGGCTTCTAAATTATCAGGGTTCAGGGATATATCCGGGTTCAGCACGTTTTCAGCGGTCAGATAGCGCCTGTGATGGGCGATTTCAGCGGGCTTGCCGCAACGTTCGCAAATGTAATTCTTTGACAGCAGGAACGCCCTTGAAAGCCGTTTCCATGCCGTGCTATGATAGAATTCAGTTTGCGTCATGCCCTGTCACGCTCCGCCGATAATGCCTTTAACAGGCAGTCTATAACGCGCTGCAACTTGTCTGTGTCGCTGTTCTCGCCGTAATACCATAGCTGCAACAGGAACCGCCCCGCTGTGATCGCCAGCGGCGAATAGTTGCCGTCAGCGGGGCAATAGCCTGTTGTCGCTTCAAGGTAGGGCGGAATAGCGGACACAAGCGGATATATGATTTCGTTGTTGTCGTCGCCGTCAAGGCGCAGAATCTCGCGGGCTTCTTCAATCGTGAACATACTATCCGCCTGCCTTTCCGTCAGGGGCGGGGATTAACCCGCCGCCTGCACTTCTACCTTGACGAACGCGCCCGGAACAATGGGCTTGCCGTCCGCGATACACAGCGCCCTGAAGTCAATCAGGCCGCTTGTAAAGCCGCTTTCGCGGGACACTTCCACGGCGACACCCTGGGGGACGTTCACGCCGTAATAGCGGAAATTGCCGAACAGGATGGTTCCGGCGGGGATATTGTCGTCAATCACGATTTCAAAACCGAACAGACGGCGCACGCCGCCGCGCTCCGGGTCGGTGAAGAAATAGCGTTCGTCGCCGTCCTTCAAGGGGTAAACCGTGCCGAACAGGGTTGCCGTGGACATAGCCCACTTTGCGCCGCCAGCATACCCGGCGGGCAACAGGGCGATAGCCGCAAGCAGGTTGTCAGCGGTCAGGGCGGCGGTCTGAATGCGGTTCGTGTTGTTCCACGTAATGCCAGACAGAATACCCGTCGGCTGTCCGCTGCCTGTGCCGGACACGATAGCCGCGCCGATAGCGTCCGCGATAGCCGCTTTCAGTTCGTCCGTGATATACCGCTCAAAGGCGGAAATATCCATGCGCTTGACGGCGGCGGACATGGACAGCACTTTGATAAGTTCGCGCCCGGTAAAGGTCACGGCGGCAGACGTTACGTTCTTGCGCTCCACGGCTGCGCCTTCCGCGTGCCAGCTTGCCGCATCGCCGGGGGTTCCCACGGGAACGGACAGGTTGTTCGGGACAGAGAACAGGCGAATTTCATTGAACAGCCCGTTCACGCCCCGCGCCTGCTTCACCACTTCATTCAAAGTGGTAGTAGGCACAACGGCGGCGGAATTGGACAGGGTGTTGAAAGCGTCCGCCCGCTTTTCCGCCTGCGCCGCCGTATAGGCGCGGCTTTCCGCGTCGGTCAGTTCGCGCCCCATAAGGGACTTATAGAACGCCGTGCGGTATTCCGGGGTGTTGTGCGTGTCGGTCGCGGGGTTGTGGTTGGCTTCAAGGGTTGCGGTAATGGGGTTGAACATATCGTTCACCTTTCCTTTCTGCGCTTCACGCGCTGTTACATGGGTCTGCTTGTACGCTGCATAGTTTACGATACTGATTTCATAAACTTTGCTGATTTGGGTAATTGTGCGGGTCTGCGTCTGTTCGTCATAGTCCGCCGCCCCTATGTCAAAGGCAAAGGACATTTCGGACAGGTCGCCCCGCTTGACGGCTTCATATACCGCCCGCGCCTGCTCCGTGTCAGGCAGGCTTGCCCGCATTTCCAGCCCCTTGTCTGTGACGGTCAGGGCAAGGGTTTTCGGGCTTCTCGCAAGCGGAATACCGCTGCCGTCGTGATTGGTTATCAGCACAATTCCGTCAAGGTCAACGCCCCGCAATGCGTCAGGGTGTATGATCTCCGTCATAGCGCCGATTTGGGCAGGCTGATTGAATACTACCGCCACGCCTTCTAACGTGCGGTCGTCAGTCGCCCGGACTTCAAGGCTCCGTCTTTCCATTTGGTGATACCTCGCTTTCTTCAAGTTGGTATGCGTCCGCCTTGTCAGCGGAAACATAGTTCAGGGATTGCAAACGCCTATCCCCGTCAGCAACAGGCGGTAATGCCAGCAGTTTACGGGCTTCATTCACGGTGATAAGCCCTAACGGCGCGGCTTCATGCAGCAGTTTGATTTTCGTGTCCGCGCTTGAAAATTCCATGCGTTCCGCCGTGAATGTGATTTCCGCGCCGCTCTTTAGCCGGAATTCCTGTGAAAGCTGCAATGCGAACGGCTCCACAATGCTTTCATAGAACGCGCTGAATTCGTTTTCGGTATAGGTTCCGTTGACGATGGACGCGCCCACGCCTAAATAGTCGGTTATCTGTCTGTTGATAGTTTCAAACTGTTCTTTGGGCACGCTGTACGGCGCAATATTGGCGGGCACAAAGTCAAACCGCTGGTCAGTCGCCGCAATGCCGCCGTTGTTGGCGGGGTTGAAGTAATCAGAAACAAATTGTTCCTTTTCCGCTTTTACCTGCGCCGGATTGACAAGGGAAGTGAATTTAAGCACGCCGCGAATGGACGTGCCATTCTTCACGCTTGCGGCTATGCCCTGATTCAGCGTGTCCGCCGTGTCCAGCAGCGAATACAGCGGCGCATTGCCGTCGCCCAACAGGTCGTTGGTCAGAAAATGCCGCCGCAAGTGGATAACGTCACTATAGGGAAATGTCACCTGCCGCCCATCTGGGAACGTGCATTCAAGGTATAGCGCGCCATCGCTGCCGGGACTGAATTCTACGCTCGCAGGGGTAATTGGATAGATTGCCGTAATGCGCCCGCCGTCGCGCTGCAACAGCATGAACGCGTTGTTGTGGGTGAAGTAGGCCGCTGCCGTCTTATACAGCAGGTCATAGGCGGACATATAGGCGTTCGGGGCTTGCGTCAGCAGGGTTTCAAGGCCTGTGTCTGCACTGTGTGCCTGCAGCTTTGCCGTGTGCCGTGCGATTGCGTCAACCGCCGCCCGGAACGCCGCCGAATTGTAGCCCGTGCCGGAAAAGCTGTTGAACGCGCTGTTGATCTCTATGAACGCCTGCGGTTTCTGCTGCCTGCCGAACAGTTTGGATAAAATGTTCATTGGTGTACCTCCTTCCTGCCGCTGTCACCCTGTGGCCATGTGGGCCACGGGGTAGGTTGGGCGGTCGTTTGAGGTGGGCATTTGACCACCTCAAAATTTTCGATGGTGAAAACTCGTTTTCCCCTTTGGGGGAAAAGTGAACTCCGCCGCCGGTCATGGGGGCGTGCGTTTTTTTTCGGCTTGCCGGGGGGTATGACGATGAATGACGACCATTTACAAACTTCTCTACGTGGGACAGCTTTTTTCAACTTTTGAAAGTTTTGTATTTCATCGTCATTGGTCGTCATATCCTTTGCCCCGCAAGGCTTTTACCCGGTCAGCGGCGGATTGCTCCATGGTGTAGGCTCGTCCACTTCCACGAACTCCGATACCACGCGCAAGCCGTATACAATCGCGCCCGTCATGGTTTTACGTGTGTCATAGCCCGCCATAGCAAGCCCCTGTTTGAAGTCTGCAAGGCTTCGCCTATAGTCGCCCGTCGCGTCGCAATACGCCTTATAGCGCGTGTACAGTTCGCCGGATTTCTGCGTATATCGCGGGTCAATCTCGCAACATTCCGCAAGGAAGTTTTCAAGCCAGTCATTGTTAGCCCTGTACTGTGTGACAGCCTGCTTCACGCATTCCGGCATTTCAATGTTGTAGTCGTTGGCAATGAACCGATGTGCGCCCTGTATAATCCATGTCAGCACAGCGCCGCCGCAATGGTCAAACAGGTAGTCGGCATAATTTTTGATTTCACCCTCCACGCCCCGGAAATTGGCCTTGAAGGGAACGGCAATGATTCTATCCCACGTCCCTTTATCGTTCGTTCCGATTTTGGGCAAGTGGTTTGTGTACAGAATCACGGTGTGCGACGGAACGAACGTGAAAGGGTCTTTGTATTTCTTCTCTGCCAAAATCGGGTCAGTAGAACACAGTTTCTTCACGATGGCGGTATCAAGGCGCATACCTTCTTCAAGTTCTGCGGCGATGATTAACCGCTTGCCGCGCAATTCCGCGTATTCAGGGGACTTGTTTTTCCTGCAATTCGCGGTCAGCGTTTCAGCGGACAGCGCCCCGGAATAATCGCCCAACACACGCGCCAGCAGGTTAAACAGGGTTGATTTTCCGTTGCCGCCCTCGCCATAGGCGATTATCAGGTTTTCGCGCAATACGCGCCCCACGGCGCACATTCCGGCGACTTCCTGCAAATACCGCGCAAGCTGTTTATCGCCCACGGTCACGCGCTCCATGAACGCCGCGAATATGTCAGCGTTTACCGTGTCCGGCGCAACGGTTGTTATCTTTGTGCAGAAATCGGCGGGGTCATGGGGTTTTACTTCACCTGTGCGCAAGTCTACCGTGCCGCCCGGTGTATTCAGCAAATAGCCGTCCCTGTCAAGCTGGGCAACTTCAGTTTCCACTTTAGGCCGAGTTTCAGTCAGGCAGGCTTTTACCTTGTCAGACTTGCGCCGTCCCAACACATAGCCCCTGTAGTTTTCCTGTAATGCAAGGCGCTTTTTCGCGTCGTCTATCTCGTCGTTGTCGCCACGTTCAACAGCAGCATTCAAGGCATCCTGCGCACGACGGACGCGCAGGCGAGCTTCTTCAAGCTGTTTGTCGGTCAATTCCTGTGAAAGCCCCTGCGCCTTGATTTCACTTTCCTGCCATACCTGTCCGTTGTAGACAATGAACTTTGTTGCCGGGGTATACTTCACGCGTTCGCCGTAAACCTTTGTGAAGATAGTTGCCTGCCCTACGTCGGTGTAGTCCATAGGTTCATAGCTTTCCGCAAAGTTCTGTGCCACATATTCCGCCGGGGGCAGATATTCCGGGTTTGTCGCTATGCTGCGCTGATAGTAGGCGCAAGCGTCCCGCCATATCTTTTCTATTTCATCGTCGGGTTTAGGTTCTGCGCATTGCGCCACACGCTGCATAAACGCATCATGCGCCTGTTCCGTTATGCCGTATTTGGTCAGCACGGTAGACGCAAAGCTTACAAGGGTTGCGTGCCGCTGCCCGGTGGGAATAGTCTGCCCAAACTGTGAACCGCCTGTTTTCGCCGCCTTTGGCGCTTTCCGGGGCGGTTCGTCTTTGTCGGGCATATGATACCTGCCCGCAAGCGTCAACAGGTCAGCTTTCCGGCATACGGCTTCATAGTCGGTAAACCCTTCAATCATGCCTTTGTCGGTTCCAAAATACATTCTGTCAGCGTTCGCCGTGCCGTAGTCCGATTGCGGGGACAGGGCGATTAACGCGCCCTGTATCGCATCGCGCTCCGCCCGGTCGGTAATGGCTTCATCACATACGACGGCGAACCGAAAACGTTTCTGCTGCGCCGTGCTGTGATAGCTTTCATACATGAACACGGGTTTCAGATTGAACGCCGCCAGCAATTCCGCGACATGCTCCGGGGTTTCCTGCGGGGCATCCGCGCTTTCGTTGTCAATATCGGACATGAAAAGGGTCTGTTGCGTAAAATCGTCGTCGGACGTTCCCTTGTAGCCTTTTGCCTTTGTCGAGTCGGTGTAGGGGGTTACGCCGGGTTGAACCGTGCGCCCTGCAATCAGGCAGTCCGCAACTTGCTTGACGGACATTTCCCGTATGCTTGCCGATTTTGCGAATCGACACTTGATAGCGCCGATTTCCGCCTTTGTGGGCTTCACTTTGAACTTGACGTTATCAACGTGCAGCAGCATACTTTGCGCCCCCTTCCTTCAAATAATGCGCGAACACTTCACGGGTGATATAAACGCGATTGCCAACTTGTATAACAGGGAACGCGCCGCGTTTTACAAGGGTTCGGATTGCGAATTCCGGGAACTGGAATTCATGCGCCGTTTCCTTGATGGTCAATGCGGGTTTTTCTTTCACGGTTCGTTTCCTCCATCTGCTTCATTTGACTTGCGCTCGTTGACATGAACACAATTCATCTGTGATTATACTACCACAAACCAAATGAAGTGTCAAGAGGATAAGTAAATTTAATTCAGGTGAAACTTCCTATTGCAATCTCAATCTGATTGTGGTACAATATCATCAAGAAACTTGAAGGGGGTTGCGGTATCTTATGGCAACGTTTGGCGAAAAGCTGAAAGCCGCCCGTCTGAACAAAGGGTTGAAGCAATCAGAAGTTGCGGAAAAGCTGGATTGTGCGCCTACTTCCTTGACGAACTGGGAAAATGACAAAGTACAGCCGTCTTTGGATGTGCTGTCAAAGCTGTGTGAAGTCTATGAGATTTCCCCGCTTTCCATTTTGGACAGGCGGTTTGAGTACAGTGACATTGTAGCCATAGCAAAAAAGCCCGTTCCTGAACGGACGTATGAAGAACAGATTGCCTTGAATTTCTCCGAACCGATTCTTGACAGGTTGCTTACCCGCGAAATGCAGCGCAGGGAAACGGCGCGGATTGAAGAAACGGCGGCTTTTCTCCGGGAACATGATTTGCTAAACCGTTTCGGCGGCTCCATGAACAAAGCACAGATTGAAGCAATCAGGGCTGAATACGACAACGACGGCGCGGACGCGGACGTATTGTTTGCGTTCCACCTGTTGACGGCGGGCGGGAAATCCGCGTTCCTGTCTATGCTGTCGGGACTCCTTTCTGATATGGATAACTTGCAGGGCTTTACGGACAGGATGGACAAAGCGCAGGCGAATATCAATGAACGGCTTGCCGCACGGCGGGCAGAGATAAAGAAGGGGTGACACGATGGCAAGTATCAGGAAACGCGGTGAAACCTTCACCATTACCGCCTATATGGGGTATGATGAACAGGGCAAGCAGCGCAAGAAAACCACGACATATCGCCCGCCGGACGGGGTGACAGCGGGCAAGGCTGAAAAGCTTGCAAGGGCGTTTGCGGCTACATGGGAAGAAAAAATCAGGGGCTATGTTGCCCTTGATGAAAACAGGACGTTTGCCGAACTCGCGGAATGGTATTATTCCACGGTCGCCCCGCAAACCTTAAAGCCGAACGTGCTTGTGAATTACCGCAAGGGCATCTATGACCACATTCTCCCGGTCATAGGGCGGGAAAAGCTGAAAAACATCACGCCGCCGATGTTGGACAGTCTGTTTGCGGAATTGCAGCGTTCGGGCAACATGGAACAGCATTTCCGGCTGAAAGACAAGGCGCTGTTTGACAGTGTAAAGCGGGATGACTTCGCCGAAAAATCCGGCATCAACCGAACGACAATTTACACCCTGTTGCAGGGCGAAACGGTGTCACGGGCAACGGCTGAAAAGGTCGCTGCCGCTCTGGGGATGAGGGTTGACAAGGCATTCGATGATATGACGGAAAAGCGCGGTCTGTCAGGCGCTTCAACAAACAAGCTGAAATTGAACCTGTCCGCAATCTTCACGGCGGCGGTGAAAAAGGAAATCATGCGCCGCAATCCCTGCAAGCTTGTAACGCCGCCGAAAGTGGACACAGCGCCCGCCGCATATCTGAATGAACAGCAATGCCACGAACTGTTAGACTTGCTTTCACAACAGCCGGATTTTCAGTTTGAAGTCATTATCAACTTGTTCATTGCGTCGGGCATCCGCGCCGGGGAACTGTCCGCCCTGTACTGGGATGATATAAACCTTGAAACGGGCATGATGTTTATCCGGCATACGCTTGTGAAAGTCGGCGCGGAATACGTCAGGCAGGAACCGAAAACCATAGACAGCACGCGCCGGATTATCCTGCCGGAATACATCATAGGGCTGTTGAAGAAACATAAAGCCTTGCAGACGGAACAGCGGTTCAAGCTGGGGACGGCATGGAAAGACAAGAACCTTGTGTTTACGAACCTGTCCGGCGGCTTCTATCTGGGAACGAACATGAACAACAAATTGAAGCGAATCATAGCCGGAAGCGATTTGCCACAAGACTTGCATCTGCATTCCATGCGCCACACGCACGCAAGCCTGCTGATTAACTCCGACGTTGCCGCCCGTGTGATTGCGGACAGGTTAGGACACAGCACGACGAAAACCACGCTTGACACCTATTCGCACGTATTCGCGGAAAGTGAAGCGCGGGCAATGCAGGCGGTGGATATGGCGCTGTTCAGGCGGATAAAGTGA